CTTCAGGGCTGCCCCCTATTCCTGTGGCTGCTCTAACGGCGTTGTCTGATAATGCCCCCCACTCAAGCTTAACCCCTGTTGCCTGGTCGATAGCCCACTGATGGCGATAAAACGATTGATCAAAGCTGACCATTGATGCCTGCTCTAACAACTCAGTGTTGGCCGTGATATAAGGATTCATGACCCTTACAATCTCAGTCTCAATGTTTGACTGTCTTAGAAACTGGGCCGTCTGTGCTTTTGTTAGCTCTCCCTCAGCCATGAAGGTTTCATACAGTCTTGTTATCTCGTTCCGTACATCCGTTAACGCTCGTCTATAAGATGCCTCTAACTCTCGGCTTGTAAACTTAAATATCTGCTGCCCTGTCGCTTCTATGGCGTTATGGTTGGTTTGTAAATCACGTGTCGCCATCTGGTTCCCTGAAAGGGCTTCTCTCTTCCTCTATCGCCATTATCTCGGCCTCTGGGTCAGGGATAAAACTCATTTGGCTATAGGCTGTTTTCTTGCTTACCGCTGTTAATAGTAAATTAAGCGTCTCGGCCTCTGACTGGATGTCCCTTGGAAAGTTTCGTGTGAAAGTAAACTCTAATGTATATGGGTCTATGTCTACTCTCTGGAACTCTCTCCAAAAATCTGTCAATAAGATATACTGTTGCCTTAGTGATTTCTTAAACTTCCGTTCGGTTATAGTGCTGCTGTTCTCAAGGTTAAGCAGTGTCACCTGCCACCCGATAACCCTCATATCTCCACCGAAGTCTTTAGACATATCAATGCTCTTGCTAAACTGGTAGATGTTCTTTCTTATCTCGTCAAGGATTATTTTGACACCATCAATTGCTAGTTCCTTGCTGATGAACCCTACCTCGCCGCCTTCTTCTAATCCAAAAATACCTGTCTGCTCTAATGTCTTAATAAAGGCATCGTCTATAGTACTCCCCGCACCCTTGATAAACATATAAGCCAATCTTAACTGTTCTATCTCGGATGTAGTCGCTGACATGATCAAATCATAGGCATCTATTAAAGTTAAAACCTTTTCCGGTTCGGCTATCTTTAACCCGTTATTCACGAAAGGTATTATAGGGACACCGTTAAATAAGTGTGCCTGTATACCGCTAATACCCTTACTTATATCTATGTGAAAATGCCCGTTCCCGTCTTCGATGTAATAATATATATTTTCTTTGTCGTACATCTCAACTACTGCGATATTCTCTGAGCTGCCGCCTGTATCCTTGGATGTTATATACCAATATCTTAACGCTATGACAGCCTCGTCTAAACTCTGGTCATAAATGTATATCACTTCCCAGGGGGGTAGGTTCATCATCCTAACCTCGTTTAATCCCTCTGGTACATATAGCAGCCTGAATCCTTGACCGGTGGCTCCGCAGTCTCTTACCTCTTCGGAGTTCTTATCCTCTGAATATGTCCTGTTATGCCAATCCCTTAAAAACACCCTGTCTTTCTGGTATTCCGTTTCGTTAAGGACACCATCTACCTTGTAGGCTTCACGGGCCACCCCGACTGTTACCTCGTTGCCCATGTATCCGACTTTAGTGTCTACAACATCAGCGTAAAAGTCATTAGCGATTTTCTCGTTTACCTTAGTATAATTCGCAACCTTATGATGTAATATAGGTACATCTTCTAACGTGTATCGTTTCCACAATTTCTTTATGTGCCTGCCTTCGCCTAACACGTGGTCTTCAATCAAATCTGACAGCATTAAAGAGGTAACTTGTAGATCTGTCTCTTTTATCTTTTCAATAATTTCTTCAGTTGTCTGTGGCATTCTACCTCCTGACCGCTGCCGTTATCTGCGGTGTACTCTTAATCAAGCATTTCTCTACTAACCCGGTTATCGTGTCCGGCGCATCATCGTGCTTGTTTTTCCCCTTCTTCTGATATGTGTTGAGGGCTTCATAAAAGGCAGGCCATTTCTCTTGCCAGCCAATAGGGAATAACACCTTAGACATCACCGCAGGAGCATTCGTTAGAATCCTAGATATTTTATTATTCCCCTGATGGAACCACTTAATCGCACATACCCCCTTTCCCTCTTTAACAATAGCCCCTACATTCCGGGCAAATCCACGGCCCCCGTTGTTGGATTCTATATAAGCTATCTTTGTCCCATTTTCCATAAGGCACTTGGCCGTCATTGGCTCTGTCTTCTCTTGTGGCTCCTGGGTGTATATGACATCGGTAACATATAGAAACCCCATACTCTGTATTGCTGCAATGTGGCAAAGGTAATCATCTCCCTCGTCTGCTGTATCTGTATAACTCGGCTTTGCCTCTGATATTAACTTGCCGTTCTTATCTGTCGGTAACTCTGCGTATTCAAGGAACGAGCTGTAAAGCTTGCCCTTAATATCAAGCCGCTGCATTAAATAGTTAGCTGCGTGTATATGTCCATCTGCTACGCTCTTAATATCTTCATAAGCTTTCTTATCAAGTATACTTTCGCATAACATCTCACCCTCTTTGTTAATAACAGGCATAGAGACCCTATACCATGCTTCCGGCTGAATCTCTAATAGTCTCCCTGATATGTCTTTCTTCGCCCAGGGAGTATTACAGATGATATCCATAACCTCAGAAGATCCACGCCTTGAAAGCCAAGTGCCTGTGTACCATAACCATATCTTATCAAGGGCTAATTCATTATAGGCAATCTCCGCAGACTTGACAGGATCGTCTATTATCCTGGTCGTTGCACCTTTCCCGGTGACAGTTCCGTTTATTCCACATCCCTTATAGTTAAAGAATTGCCCCTCTAAAGCCCATTGTTTATATGAAGCATCCCCCCGTTTAACCTTAGTCCCTGGGAATATGTCACTGTATACGATCTCACCAATATTGCTGTCTTCCTGTATAATGTCCCTGGTGTACTTGGAAAAGTCGTGTGCAAGCTCATCGTTAAAGGATCCTGTTATTATCCGTTCCTCATTGTTATGCCCTAATATCCAACTACAGAAGTTTGTCAGTGTCCTTGACTTCCCATGCTGTGGTGGTAGCTCAATAATCAGTTTTGTGTAATACGTGCCATCGGGCTTATACAGCTCTTTCTGATGGAAAGCCTGTAAAGTATCACATAGCGTCTTAAGATGCTCCCTGTCCTCCTGGTAGTAGTCTGGGGACAAAGTCCGGCAGTACTCCCAAAAGCTTCCCCTTGATAATTCTATCTCGGCAGCTCTGGCGATATTAAGATCTGTTCTTTCGATTAAGCTCTGCAAGCTGTTTAAGCTCCTTTTTAGAGTATCGAGTAACGTCTATTTCCTGCTTATGATTAAGATCAACTTCCTGTCTATCTTTCCACCCTAACTGTTTAAGGCTGAAGATTGCCATAGTCTTATCTACACCCCCAGTTAGCCCCATTCTCTCAAGTTGCGCCTCTTTCTTCTCACTACATGCCTTTATACTGTCCGACAGGGATACATTCTCATATAGCAATTGTCTCCTTATATTATTCATATATGCAAACTCTGCTATAATCGGGATGTCTGTTTCTTTTGTGTATTTCATGAGGAGTTGGTTTATTTCTTCAATTCGTTCCTCTCCCAATATAGCGGCCATCTGTTCTCCCCTTTTAGTGGTAGTTGGTTGGTTGTGGTTACCTCCGCCCTTGTCTGGGTGGCGGCCCCTGGGTTTTTACCGAATATTTCTACTTGTCCTAGATATGGCATGTATACCCCTATACTATTATTATACCATACTTTAGGGGCGTTTTTGACCGTTTGCGGAGTTTATTTATCTTTTTTTGTATTTTCTTAGATATTCATCGTCATAATATCGGCGTTTGGCCTGTATGATCGCTTTTACTGCTAAGTGTAGATAGCGTTCCTCTGTCTTGTCAGGAGGTGCAAGGGATAGGATAAACCATACGTGAGCCACGAAATCTTTGTATTGACAGGGGCAGCTTAATGAAGCGTCACGGGCATGGTTCTTTACGGTAGCTCTAAACTCTTCGTTTCTCCATAGGTCGTAAGCTACCGTTGTTGTCATCTATGCCACCTTTGATATTGTTCTAACCCATAGAGTGCAGCTATGGTTACTGTTTGCGGTACAATATGCCTCTGCGGCTTCCTCATCTTCGGTATATCCGTATACTTCCCATTCATAAACGTCTCCACTACAAATCAAATATATCTGTTTCATCTATGCATCCTCTCAAACTTCATCTTGAGTAGTTCAAAGTCCTCCGGGGAGTCGAGGTCTTGAGCGTCTATCTCCGGGACTTCAAGCCATTCTATCAGGCGTTCTCCTAGTGGTAGGTCTAAAGCTTCCCTGGTTGTAAACATGAAAGTGGCTGCATCGTGGTATCTGTCAACCAAGTCTTGCGTCTTTTCCATCATAACTGCAGGGGTGATATATCGCATTGTGATCCCATCTATAGCTCGCTGGATAGGGTGGGAGTATTTTACACATTCCATAACTTCGTCCGGGCCGTTATTCATAAACATATTATACCCGTTTTTCAGGCGTTTGTCAGTGAGTAGACAGGCGAAAGGGTAAACCCTGCAGACCTCTTTAATATCCATATCGTCCATGTGCCACTTTAAAACCTCCGTCTCTGAGCTGTCGCCCTTGAGGTGGTCTGGTCTCTTGTAGATTGGTGTTAGGAACTTGACAGATGCTTCTATTTCTTCTGAATCTGTACTCACGGCAACCATCTCGAATATTCTGGATCTCCTACATATATCAATAGTCCTGTTGATAACCTCTATCCCGTAGAGGTCAATAATGTTCTTGCCGGGAAACCGTTGAGACCCCCCTCTGGCTGGTATTATACAGATCATTTTTG